ATGCTAGATGTAGTTCAAAATTATGCAAAGTATACAGATATTGCTTTTAAGAATGCATTTATTCTTCATGAAGAATATGACTGGGATCTGGTTTCAAGACCCGCCGTTGGAAAATTAAAAAAAATATTAAAATCTAGATTTTAGAAATCAAACATGATACACTAGAAGCCTACATTAAAAATTGAAAAGGTCGTGTTATATGAGCGGGATTGCAAATCCTTATGAAAACTTTATTGCCCTTAGCCGTTATGCTAGGTGGATAGAAAATGAAAATAGAAGAGAAACTTGGTCAGAGACTGTAGATCGTTATTTCGATCATATGGTCAAGCATCTTAATCAAAAGCATGGGTATGTCCCAGAAGATAAGCTGGTTAAGGAGTTAAAGGATTATGTATTTGCTCGTAATGTTATGCCATCTATGCGCTCCGTTATGACCGCAGGTCCAGCATTAGAGCGAGATAATGTTGCAGGATATAATTGTTCGTTTCTTCCTGTGGACTCACTTCGCTCATTTGATGAGGCTATGTACATCCTTATGTGTGGAACAGGGGTGGGTTTCTCCGTAGAGCATATGTATGTTGATAAGTTACCAGTTGTTAACGAGCATTTTGAAAAGACCGACACAGTTATTATCGTTGAAGACTCTAAAGCAGGTTGGGCTAAAGCATTGCGTGAACTTATTGCATTACTTTATCAAGGTCAAATTCCAGCTATTGATATTTCTCGTGTACGTCCTGCAGGAGCAAGACTAAAAACTTTTGGTGGTCGTGCTTCAGGTCCACAGCCATTAGTAAATCTTTTTGATTTTGCTATCAAAACTATTCGTGGCGCAGCGGGTCGTAGACTTAAGCCTATTGAAGCGCATGACATTATGTGCAAGATTGGAGAAGTAGTAGTTGTTGGTGGAGTTCGCCGTTCTGCTATGATTTCGCTCTCAAATTTGAATGATCACGATATGGCTACTGCAAAAGCAGGAGCATGGTGGGAAAACACTCCTCAACGTGCATTGTCTAATAATTCTGTAGCATACACAGCAAAGCCAGAAATGAATGACTTTATTGCCGAATGGAAGTCATTATACGATTCAAAATCTGGAGAGCGTGGAATCTATAATGTTAAGGCTGCCCAAGCTCAGGCTGCTAAGTATGGTCGTAGAGATGAAAACATTCACTACGGAACTAATCCATGTGCTGAAATTATTCTTCGCCCATATCAGTTCTGCAACCTATCTGAAGTTATTATTCGTGAGGGTGACACTATTGCTGAAATTCAAAGAAAGGTAGAACTTGCTACAATTCTTGGAACATGGCAGTCAACTCTTACAGACTTTAAATATCTTCGTAAGATTTGGAAAGATAATACAGAGGAAGAGCGTCTTCTTGGTGTTTCAATTACTGGTCAATTTGGACATAAACTTATGTCAGGTCAGTCTGGACTAGATACCCTAGCAGATACGCTAAATCATCTTCGTGAGGTTGCAGTTGAGACAAATAAATTTTATGCTAACAAGATTGGCATTAACCCGTCAGCAGCAATTACCTGTGTTAAGCCATCTGGAACTGTTTCTCAGCTAACTGGTGTATCTTCGGGTATGCATCCTTGGCATAGTGATCATTATGTTCGTACTGTTCGTGGGGATAAGAAAGACCCTCTGACACAGTTCCTTGCAGATTCTGGAATCCCCGCCGAAGATGATTTTATGAAGCCACAGGACACCACAGTATTTAGTTTTCCAATCAAGGCACCTGTGGGAGCAATCACTCGTAAAGATTTAACAGCGACCCAGCACTTGGATATTTGGCTTACTTATCAACGTGCATGGTGTGAACATAAACCATCTATTACCGTATCGGTTCGTGAAGAAGAATGGATGGAAGTTGGAGCATGGGTATTTAAGAACTTTGATGAACTATCTGGAGTTTCATTTTTACCCCATTCCGATCATACATACAAGCAAGCACCGTATCAGGAAGTAACTGCAGAAGAATACGCAGACTTTGTAAAAAGAATGCCAGAAAGTATTTCTTGGCAAAACCTTTCACTTTATGAAACTGAAGACAACACTACGGGAATGCAAACACTTGCTTGTGTATCTGGTGAATGTGATATTGTAGATATTGGAAAGTAATGTATAATTAATTTGTACCACCCGCCTCCTCTGGGGGCGGGTTTTCTTTTAGTCCAATAAAGTGGTATAATTTCAGTATAAATCTTTATGAAATGGTAGTGCTATGGCAACAGTAAATCAAAATTATAATATTGTACAAGGTGATTCTTTTATTCTTAGTGTTACTTGGACAAATCCATCTGGAAGTGCAATAAACCTTTCTGGATATTCTGCCAATTTTGAAGCAAGAGATATGCCAGGAGGTTCTCTTTTGTGCACATCTGGATCTATTTCCTCTATACCATCAAGTGGCTCTTTTGCTGGATATCAATTATCCACACTTAGTGCAAGTTCGGGAACAATTGATATAAACATATCTGGATCAAATACTGCATTTTTCAATTATCCAAAAACATCCTACCAATTAAGAGTAACTAGTCCTTCTGGTAATAAATCAACTTTGGTAAAAGGTTGGTTAAATGTTGATGCGGGAACTATCGAGCAATGACAGATAATATTTCAATAAATAATACAGTTAATCAAGTTTATGTTACATCCCCAGGTCCACAAGGAGCAATAGGTCCACAGGGAGCAACAGGTCCACAGGGAGCAACTGGTGCCGATGGATCCGCATCAGCAACTCCAACTTCATACAATCCAGTATTTTCAAGTAGTGGTGGCACATCATCAATTACCTTTACGGGAACTCCAGCAACTGGTTCATATATGAAGCAAGGAAAGTTAGTTAATTTTAGAATTAAAGTCCTTTACACAACAATCACTTCTTTTGGTGGAGGAGCTAATAATCAATACTTTGTAACTTTACCTTTTGCTCCAGCAGAAAAATATGTTTTTAGAAATGCTTTGTATGAAAAATTTTCTAATAGTGGAAGTTACGAATTATCAGCTCATGCTACAACAGGTTCAGTAACAATGTCACTGTATCATTCTGCTGGAAGTGGAAATGAGATACCAATGAATCATTCCGCCCCAGTTACTGCAGCAACAACAGATTATTTTTATATTTCAGGATCATACGAGGCACAATAATGAAAAAAATATATTTTAAAAAAGTGTTAAGAATTTCCTAATGTCATACAAATTAAATATTTTATCTGGAAATCCAATATCTTATTATACTCTAAATGGAACACTTTATGATGAGATAAATTCAACAGCATCTGCAACAGCAATAAATTATTCTTTCACAACTCCTCCAATAATTACAAATAGCGGTTCTGCATTTAAAAATTTATTTACAACATCTATATCTTTTCCAAATAATAATTTAGAAGCATTATCAAAAAACTTTGAGGATAAAACTTTTACTGTTGCTTTTTGGTTTAGTTTAAATAATCAATTAACTGGAAGCGGATATGGCACCAATCCAATAAATACAACAAATAACAAATTAGATTTGTTTCATGTCAATTCTACAACTCCTAAAATATTTACTGTTTACTACGATTACATTTCTAATACAATTCGCTTAAAAGTTGCGGGATCTGGAAACACTGAAGCCTATATTCCCTTAAGAAATATGAATACTCCATACTATGTAGTCGCAACATATTCTAATAAAAAATTGTCAATAATTGTTAATGGTGAGCAGGGGGTATCTGGATATGTCTATGATACATCAACAATAACCAATTATGACAAAAGTACACTATACTATTCTTTAGGAAGCAGTATGGGCTATAACTTAAAAGTTAATCACTTTTTAATAAGTGATATTGTTATGTATAATAGACAACTTAATATTAGAGAAATAAATCAACATTTATCTTGGGCTTTTAATGATGCAAAGCCAATGCTTTATTCTAAAAATTCCTCTGAAATATCTTTTTCAGATATTAAAGCTTCAGATAATTCTTTTCATTATGTAGCAAACGTATCTGGTAAAAATTTTAAAGACCAAGGTATTTACTATAATTTAAATATTGATAATTTTGGAATATCCCCCAAAAAAATAAATAAATCTGAATGGAAAAGTTATTCTGGAAGCCCAATATCAACCATTACTACCTCTGATGGAATTTCTTGGTCTGGATATGGTGGAGTAAAATTAAATAATATTTCACCACAATTTAATTTACCAAAGTTTATGATTAACTTACAAATAAAAAGATCTTCTTTGCAATATGAAAATTTATTTAGTTTTGAATCCCTTTCTGATAGCTCTTATATATATTTAAGTACAAGTTCATCAGGATACAGTTTAAATTACTTTAATCCAAAAACAAATACTTCAACAATAATTCTTTCATCAGCATCAGCACCTATTAGTGGTTCAGCTAATGTAGCCTTGATATTTGATACTAATCAAATATATTTATATACATCCGATGCGGGTTCTGCGGTTTATGACATAACAAATGATTTGTTATTAAAAAAAGTTAAATTTACAAAATTTACAAATATTATTGTTGGAAATTATTCAGCATCCCCATCTACCTTTTCATCAAGTGTTAAAAATGTTGGAATATCTGAAAATATTACTTATAATTTTAATTCTTATAATTGGTCACAAACAAAAAATTTAATGACAAAATTTACTAATATAAATGATCCATATGTTGTTTCGCAGTATGGTTATTGGCAAACAACAGTTCCTATTACTAGAACAACAAATTCTTTTATATCTCAGATAGATTGGAATACTATGGACAATTGTATTGTTTCAACATCTATTGGTGATACTTCTGGTTTTTCTCGTATTAATAAAAATTCTCCAATAAAAAATTATAGCTCTTTATTAATTCCAAAAGATGCAACAGTAAGAGTAGAACTATATACAGATTATTATGTAGAAAATCAAACGCAAAGTTTTAATAACTTATCTATAAGTATTGTAGAAAATTCAAAAATTCAAACAGATTTAAATAATTATAAGTTAATACCAGTAGTAACTGCATCTGCATCAAGTCCATCTTTCAAAACAAATAGTATTCCAGTTATTTCAAATCCTTCAAATTTTGGCATTCAGTTTTCTGGCGCATCCGCTCAACCCCCTGCATATCTATCTGCATCAACAGAATTTGGAACTTTTGGTGGTATTGATTTTTGGTTTAGAAATGATAATTTATCTGGCTCTGCAATTATTATTTCCAGTGGAAGTAGTATCAATGTAGAACCATTTGCCTATATATCCAATTCTGGCTATTTAGTACACAATGCTTCAATAGCATATGTTAATGGAGCGTCTGTAGTATCTGGTTCGGCAAAAATTAATTCTGGAACTCCTTACCATATAACAATAGTTCCAAGTGCTTCAGTTTCAGCAAGTTCTTTTTACATGAATGGTCATCCCAATACTGCATCAATAAATACATCTTGTGCAACATATGGAATGATTAACATTTGGACAAACCAGCCAAGTTCAAGTGTAATATCATCCGTATACAATGCTTATGCTGGAAGAATTACTCAAACAATTATTGATGATAATACTACAAAGATTGTTCCAAACTTGGCAAGTGATTCTGTATTTGCTTATAAAATTGGTTAATTCATGTACAATAATTTGGTTTTCATAGATAAAAATGGTAAAATCTATTTATGGGTAAAATGAAAATGACACAAATTGAAGAAGTAAGCTATGGATTATATCTATGGGAAATGCCAAGTGGGGCAGTTGTGACCGACGAAGAGGGCAATTATTTAAATGTAGCAGCTATGAAGGGTGATGTTAGAAAAATTAATGCACTAAGACAAGCAGCAAAATCACTAGGTTTAGAAGAAGGAAAGCCAATTTGGTTCTCAGGACATAGACAAATAACTGATGATGAATATCAGCAACAAAGAGAACGCATGGAGTGGGGACTAATTCCTGATGAATTAGATGTACCTGCCATTAAAGAAGATCTTAAAGAGAAAAAGAAGATGGGTATTATTTAATGTCAGAATTATTAGATGACGACAACCTACAAACAATTAGAGTTGTATCCGATAGAGATAGAATCAGACAAGAATCAGAAGTACAGTTTGATGACCCATTTTCAAAAAGCTGGGATGACTTAAAAAAGATTGATGGTCTTAGTGAAAACTTTAAGCGTAGAGCAAATAGATTAGAAAAATCATTTACTGGTATAGATGATGCAAAGTCTAAGAAGTTAGATCCGCTTGACCTAACTGGATATTCCCTATTTATGATTGTTCAGCCCCCGTATAATGTTATGTACTTATCTCAACTCTTTGACCTATCACCATTTCATCATGCAGCAGTAGAAGCAAAAACTGCAAATATTATTGGACTAGGCTATGACTTTGAAGAAACACAACAGGTTTTAGATAAAGTTGAAGATGTGATGAATGATGCAGTTAAATTAGATAAACTTCGCAGAAAAATTTCTAAAGGTCGTCAGGAATTAAAAGATTATTTAGAATCTATGAACTCCGATGACGGTTTTCTAGAAACTATGAAAAAGATTGTAACAGATTTAGAAACAACAGGAAATGCCTACCTTGAAATTGGTAGAACATCATCTGGAAAAATTGGTTTTCTTGGTCATATTCCTACAATCACTATGCGTATCCGCCGACATAGAGATGGTTTTGTGCAGGTTGTTTACAACCGCTATACATTCTTTAGAAATTATGGAGATACCACAACGGAAGATCAGATTGGTACAGATCCCCGTCCAAATGAAGTAATTCATTTTAAAAAATATTCTCCAACTAATACTTATTATGGAATTCCAGATATTATTTCTGCAAAGAATGCTATTGCTGGAGATGAGTTTGCCCAGCGTTATAACCTAGATTATTTTGAAAATAAGGCTGTTCCTAGATATATTATTACTGTAAAGGGCGCAAAGCTCAGTGCTGATTCAGAAAGAAAGCTTTTGGAGTTTTTCCAAACAGGTCTTCGTGGAAGAAATCATAGAACATTATACATCCCGCTTCCATCAGATGGAGAACAGGCTCGTGTAGAATTTGACATGAAGGCAATTGAAGCGGGAATTCAAGATTCCTCATTTAAAGAATATGCTGTAGAATCCCGTGACCGTATTCTTTTGGCACATCGTGTACCAATTTCAAAAATTGGTTCTCCGCAAGGAATGTCTTTGGCGGGTGCAAAAGATGCCGACAAAACATTTAAAGAGCAAGTATGTAGACCAGCGCAAGAGTACATTGAACACAAAATTAAAAAAGTTATTGCTGAAATTACTGATATGTTTACTCTTAGATTTAATGAACTTACTTTGACAGATGAAGAAACTCAAGCAAGAATTGATGATGTTTATCTTAAAGATCAAGTCATCGTTCCAAATGATGTTAGACTTCGTAAAGGTCTTCCACCAAGAGCTGGTGGAGATACTCCATTAGTTATTGGTGCTAAAGATGCAGCAGAGCAAAAAGCTCAAGAAAATGGAACTCGTCAAAGAGATCAAAAAAGAAAAATTAATGCACCAGATACACAAGGTGATGCAAGGAACCCACAGGGCGAGGGAAGAACCCAATCTTAAGGAAGGTATAATACCATAAATTTTGTATTATGTAATAAAGTTGGTATTATTTAAATAACATGAATATTGAAAAATCAATTTGGTCAAATGGAAGCAGAAAGATGAGTCTTGCTTTTCCTATTGCCAAAATAGATAAAGAAAATAGAACTGTTTCAGGATTTGCAACATTAGACAATGTTGACAAGCATGGAGACGTTATTACAGCAGAAGCCAGCAAAGCTGCCTTTGAGAGATTTCGTGGAAATTTACGAGAAATGCATCAACCAATTGCCGTAGGTAAAGTTTTATCATTTAACGAAGAAGATTTCTATGATGCAGATTCTGGAGTAAATCATAAAGGCGTTTTTGTAGAAGCTTATATTTCAAAGGGTGCACAAGATACTTGGGAAAAAGTATTAGATGGCACCCTTACTGGATTTTCTATTGGCGGTAATATTGTAGAGGCATCTAATGATTCAGATGATGAAGATAGTCATAGAGTTATTCAAGCATATGATTTGCAAGAACTTAGCCTTGTCGACAATCCCGCAAATCCGTTGGCAAATATTTTTTCTATTCAAAAGAACGGTGACGAATTAATTTTTAAAGGTATGGCAGTAGACCTTGAGACAGAGAATGTATTTTGGTGCAAATCAGATCAAATTGCAACAGCTTATGCTGGAGAATCAAAAGAATGCAGCGTTTGTGGAGATTCTATGCAAACAATTGGGTGGGTTGAGAAATATGATACGGAGAAAAACTCTTCTATCAAAAAAGTAGTAGATTCATATTTTAAAAAAGATGATGCCCCAGGACCAAATCATGGTCCAAATGGAACTACAGACTCCCCATCCGCCCCATTAAGTGTGACCTCTGAGGATACAATTAACTTGTTTCCAGATCAGGCGGGAAACAACATTGGCACAACAAAAGCCAAGAAAAAGAAAAAGAAAAATACAATCAGCAAAGGAGGTAGTATCGTGGCAGATTTAAGCCCAGAAGAACTAGAAGAATACGACCAAGCTGAAGAAATCAATGAAGTTGTTGAAGATACTGATGTAGTAGAAGCTACAGAAGTGGCAGAAGTTGAGGTTGATGAACTAGATTTTACGAAAATGGTTACTGACCTCAAAGACTTTGTTGGAGAAAAGCTTGAGAAGAGTGTTGAAAGAACAACCGATGACACTAATAAACTGCAAAAAGCATTTGAATTAGAAACTGCGGAAATTACAAAGAAGTTTGATGAACTTGCTGTTGAAAAGCAAGATTTAAGCAAATCAATTGACACTCTGACAGATCTTGTCAAGAGCCTTCAAGGTTCACTACAAGACACACAAAAAAGACTTGCTATGTATGAAAATGACACAGCAATTAAAAAATCTGGAGACGTAG